GAAACCAACACAGTTGACGACACAGCTTGGAGACTTGGATCTACTAAGTTACAACTTAGACCAGACGGAAGAAGATAATGGCTAAAATAACAATTACACGATTACCTAATGCTACACCAGAATATGACGCTAATCAATTTGATCAAATGGTGCAATTATTAGATCAAATTATTCTTTTACTTAACACAAACTACCAACAAGATTTAAAAGAAGAATCACAATCGGAGGCTTTTTTTCTTGGCTAATGTATTCAAAAGCGCAATGGTGGATATCACCACAACGGGTTTAACAACCATTATTACAGTTCCTACGGCTGATGCTGGTGCAACACCACCTGTTCCGCCTACTACGGATGTAGTAAAATCTCTTTTAGTTTGCAATGATTCTGGTTCAACGACTTTAGTTGACGTTGAAGTTGTTCGAGCTTCTGCAACTTTTGAAGTATTCAAAGCAAAGAGTATTGCTACAAACACAACAACAGAATTATTGACGCAACCTTTAGTTCTGCAAGAAAGTGATGTTCTTAAAGTTCAAGCCAATGCTGCCAATCAGGTGCACATTATAGCAAGTTTTATGGAGGTCACGAAAGGACAACTCTGATTAACTTACATTCTCTATTTATTACTCCCGTATTTTCACTACAACTTAAAGGCCACGATCATCTTATTGATAGCATCTATCAACTACGAGAAAAAGATGAGATGGGTATGCCACGGTCCAATGTCGGTGGTTGGCATAGTCATGATGAAATATATAGTATTAAAAAATTTAGACCTTTAGTTGGTGACATTCTTAAATACGCCAAAGATTGTTTTAACCATTTAGATGTTAAACCTAATTATGTTCCAGAGATGACGGGTATGTGGGGTATGATAAATCCACCAGGATCACGAAACAACATACATACACACCCTTATAACTATTTATCTGGTGTATTTTATTTAAAAGCACCAAAAAAGTGTGGAAATATTGTGTTTCTAGAGCCTAAACCACAGTCAGAGGTACTATCCCCCCCAAAAACGGATAAAGCTTCTATACACCTTGCTCACAGCGTACAATGGGAGCCTGTTGAAAATTCCTTGATTTTTTTTCCTTCATGGTTACAACATGAAGTACAAACGAATAGTTCTAATGATGATAGAGTTATTATTAGTTTTAACATAAATTGGAGAAACGAAGATGCCGATAGTTGAACCTGCTGAATTACTAGGTCATATTACGACTGAAGATGGAAGAAGAATTCCTCATTACAAAGTAAAAACTGAAACAACACTTACACATGTAGATACTGGCGCTGAGTATAATTCAGAAGAAGAAGCTCAAGCTGATATTGATAATCCAGGAACATCCACAACTGCTGAAAAAATTAGAAGAGACGTAAAAGTATTTGCCCCTTCTTTAGCAGATATGTTAGGTGTAACTCCTGATTAATTAAGCACTACAAGCTTCGCATTCTAAATCAGAGTCTAAACCTGTCACCATGACAGTCGCATCGGAGTTATGTGGCTTACCTTGAATTGTGTGTATGTGAGGCACTTTTCTGTGTTCTAATATTTCTTTTTGTAATTTTTCGTTTTCTCTTTCCACTGCTAATAAACGTTCGTGGTAACGACTCACCTTATCAGCAAGGGTAGCTATAGCCTTCAATACTTCTTGATTTTCCATAATATCTCCTTGATTTATAATTTTTGGGTGAGATCTAATTTAAACATGTGTACAGAATATATCAAGCAATCTTTTAAAATTGTTTTCTTGACAGCAAATTCGTGTTATGAAAGGAGCAGAAAAAAGAATGAAGTATTATAATTTATCTAAGAATATAATTGCTTGCGAAAATTTTCTACCTAAAAATAAGGTAGAGGAAATTTACACTAATTTTTTAAATAGTAGAACACAATTTAATATACCTAATTGGGCCAAAAAAAATAGTTCAAATGAATATCAAGAAAGTTCAGAATTTTTTAGTCCTTCATGTGGAGGTTTTGATTTTTGGATAAATTGGGAAGAAGCAAAAAAATGTGAGACTTTTATTACTGCTGCGGGTCGTTGGGTATCAACTCAAGGATTACGAAATTATGCATCTGAAAATAACTTGCCTTTCTTTTCTTTATTAGAAAGAAATGTTCAATGGAACGTGCATGTTATTTCCTATAATAACGGAGGATACTATGGATGGCATAAAGATAATGCTAATTCTAATTTATTTACTTTTAATTTAATTTTTAATAAAGGAAACAAACTAAAAGGAGGTAATATGTTGTTTATGGATGAAGGAAAAATAATAGAAGTTCCAAATAAAGATAATTTTTTTTGTGTGTTTCCTTCTTTTATAAGTCACGCCATTACCCCTGTTTATTCCGAAGATAACAAAGATGTATCATTTCTAGAACAAAGATTTAGTCTTCAGTTTTGGACAGCTTTAACCCCTGAATGGTAATGAAAATGACTTATAAACATAGCACTTCAGTTTTTGGAAGAGTAGTAAAACGGTATGAATTACCACTTGATGCTATTCAAGATTTAAATAAAAAATATGAAGAACATAAAAAAAAATTAAATTCTTTTGGTCCACGATTAGCAGGGAGATTAGATTCAGAATTAGAATTTACAAATTTAATAGGAGAAACAAAAATATCTAAAAATATAGTTGATTGTATGAATGATTACATTGAAACTTTAGAAAAAGTAGATCTTTATGGAGGAAATAAAAAACTTGAAATTTTAAGCTGTTGGATAAATGACATGAAAGAAGGTGAGTATAATCCACCTCACACGCATCATAATAACGATGGTTTTTCTTGTGTCTTGTTTTTAAAAATACCAGAATTTATTAATGACGCTAAAGATCCACATAAATTTAAAGATGGGCAGTTAGGGTTTACTAATATAGATGGTACAGGGATAGCATGGTTTGAACCAAAAGTAGGCGATTTTTATTTATTTGAAGCAAAACATCAACATATGGTTATGCCTTTTAAAACAAAAATAAAAGGAGAAATAAGACGATCTATGTCTTTTAATTTTATAGAAAAACATGAACAAATATCATAATTCCATTAATTACTTACTTGCTAAAAAAACTAATTTTATACCTCATGGTGATAAAACTTTTTTTGATCATATGGTGGGAGTATATAATTTTTTACGTAAAATTAATCAACCCGATGATGTATGTTTTGCAGGGTTATTTCATAGTATTTATGGAAATGAATTTTTTGACGCAGGATTAAATTTAAGCAGAGAAGAAATTAAAAATATTATAGGACCAGAAGCAGAGTCTTTAGTTTTTAAATTTAATAATACTTCAAGAGAAGAATTATGGAATTCTAACAATGTAAAAATAAAAAATATTTTATTAGCAAACAAATTAGATATTGATCCTCTTTTTAATATACATAATTATGTTTTTGATGAAAAAAACATTGACACTTTATACGGGGTTTTTAGAGATGTTAAATCATGGCGTTTTACAGGAGCAGGTTCAAATATTAATTCTAGAAAATTTAATTATGAGTTAAATAAAAAAGATAAAACTGATAAAATTTTATTTAACGCAGCTACAAATATTTTAAAAAAAGAAAATTTATTTGATTTTGTAAAATTAAAAAGAGCTTACGCAAGCGGTTACGTTTATGGAACTATACATGATTTTCATACTGATGATACTGCTAACGATTATAATGAAATATTTACTGTAATGTTTTATCTAAATAAACTATGGGTTTTAGAATATGCTGGGGAAACTGTTTTTTTAAATAAACAAAGAAACGATATTGAATATTCGGTATCTCCCAGCCCAGGAAAAGCTGTTATATTTGATGGTTTTATTTCTCACGCAGCAAGAGAAATTTCTCGTTCTTGTATGGAATTAAGAATGGTTGCTACTTTTAAATATGGATTAAAAAATGTTTAGTAAAAAAATTTCTTTTTGCGCTGTTGATGAAAACATGCTTAATATATGGCCACATCCTAAACCTGCTTCAAGAGTTATTCCTGAAGAATATAAAAAATTAAAAAGACACACGGAAAATAATTTACATTCGCCTACAGTTAAAACATGCATGCCTTTTTTAGATTCTATGTCGATGGGATATATAATACCTTTTGATCAAGATTATGTAGTTGATCCTGTTGAAAATGATTTTAGTGTAACTCCCGCAAATAAAGAACAAGAAGATTTTGGTTTTCATAGTAGAGCACAGTTACCTGAACAATGGCATAAAACAACAGGTGAAAATGCAGGCAAGTTTATAAATAAATGGTTAATAAAAACTCCTCCTGGCTATAGTTGTTTATTCATACATCCGATGAATAGACTTGAAGAAAGATTTAAAATTATTGAGGGTGTTGTAGATACAGACAATTATGTTAATACCATTCATTTTCCTTTTATTTTAAAAAAACGAGATAAACAGTTTTTAATTAAAAAAGGAGAACCTATGGTTCAAGTAGTTCCTTTTAAACGTGAGTCTTTTAAAATGTGGTCTGGTTTTTATATGGAAAAACTACATCAAAAAACTATTAATCTTTTAAACAGTGAGTGGGTTGATAGATACAAAAAAATGTTTTGGAAGAAAAAATCTTTTAAATAAATGCATATAAAAGCAAATATAGATGACTGTGCAATCATTATTAATGATTTTTTGCCTAATGATTTATTTAAAAAAATATCTAATTATAATTATAATTTTAGCACTACCTCACACAAAAAGTGGGAAAAAGATCTTTATCTAGATGAAAACAATTTTGAAACAATGAAAGAAGTTAATGTTGATGAAGACATTGCAATAATAGAAAAGAATTCGGTCCAATCGAAAGACAAAATATTTGAAGATTTTTGTCAGATATTAATTAATTGTCCTTTTCTTCCCTTTCAATCAAATTCAACAATACATGTTTCGTATTATGAGTATGATAGTTTTTCAGGAATTAATTGGCATAATGATGGCATTTATACTTTAAACTATTCTTTTTATATTCACGATAATTGGGAAGATAATTGGGGTGGTGAAACTTTAATTGATACTGGAAGAGGATTGCCTTTAGCTTCTTATCCTCAATCTAATACATTATTAGCTATTAAAAATAATATATTACATAAAGTCTGTCCCGTAACAGGACCCATTAAAAGAAAAGTTTTACAAGTTAGAGGTATTTTTTACGAATAATTAGGATCGTAATCTCTCCAAGTTTTACCGACTGCATTTGTAGTTCCATTGGCTGTATCAGCATCCTGTGCATTTTTTAAAGCAGTTGCTGCAGTTTCTATTTGACCTTTTCTAGTTTCTGCCCATGTGAGCAAAGCAGCTATTGTAGTTGATCCTACAGCATCACTTGTTGCATTTAAATCGGTATTACCTGTCATATTACCTGTTGATGGTTCTTTACTTTGAATTTCGTTTTGACCTAACAAATTATTCCATATAACGTAATGAGTTGTGTTAGGTAAAGTTGGCATTGCATTTCCTTTGTCAGCCCATTGAATCATATAAGATCCATTATCAATATTTATGTTTTCTTCATAAGCTATTACTATGTGTGTTGCCATCAATATCTCCTAGTGCTTTATAATATAGTTTACCACCACAAAAGGTGAAAATGAATTTGTTCCCGCCGCTGTAACAGCGCCAGTTAAACTTGTTGTAATATTACCAGTTAATGTCCCTGCTAAAGTATGAGAATGAGTGTGACCAGTTCCTGATCCACTTGGATTCGCTCGTGCTGTATTAGGAAATTTAGTATTAAAATTATTTCCTTGGTTATTTCCAGGGCCAGATCCCGCTATTTGTGTTTTTGGACCTGGTGACATATCTGTTGTTGTTGTTCCTAATGGATGTGTATGAGATGCTAATTGAGCTTCTGTTAAAGAAGTATTACTAATACTACCTGTTACAGTAACGCTTTGATTTGTAGCATTTGTAGCAGCTTGATTATTAGTTACAGCAACTGTCACTGTGTTTGCACCACCAGTTCCTGCTAAGTTATATGTATTACCATCAAAACCTTGTGGCATTTTACCTTGTAATTGAGGAACGTTAAAAGTTGTTGATCCATCACCGCCTCCATAAGTTGAGGCAATTACAGCAAATAATTCTGCATATGTTGATCTCGATACGGCTGCACCGTCACATAACAAGTAACCTGCTGGAGCCGTAGCTTTAGTCCAAGGCTTGATTGCGCCTACTTCACTTCTGTTTACTATATCTTGTAAGTTAGCCATTAGTCGTTATATTTCAACCTCCACCCATTGTCTGCGTTTACATAAACGAGAGCAATGCCCGCACTGTTAGTGCTTACTGTTAAATCTGCAGCAGAACCTTGTATCTTCTGAGAGTTACGTCCTACTGTTAAATTGTTTGTACCAAAAGTTCCTTCAGCGTCAATAAGTTTTACTTGATTTCCAATTGAAGGGGAAGCAGGTAAAGTTATTGTTACTGCACCGCCAGATGTATCGACAAAAAGATTATCTCCATCTACTGCCGTATAGTTACTAGTTTTAATTTGCCAAGCTTCACCTAAACCAGCTAAAGAAAAAATATCATACCAGTTAGTTCCGTCAGTAGCTAATAATCTATATTTACCATTTACAACATCTACAGTGTTTCCTGAAGCCCCTAATCTTGCGGTTATGTTTGCACCACCACTGATGTTATTATAAATACCAACAGTTTTTTGTGTAGCTGGAAACTGTATAGTGTGGGTTGTAGAAACAGTTCCTGTAAAAATTATTTGATTTTGTCTAGCTTCGTTGTTTGCTTGAGATTGTGGGCCATCACCGTTTGTTAGTGTGGTTGAAGTTCCTGTAGTAATTGCTTTAGAATAAACACCAGCAATAGCGAACTCAAAAACCTGAGAGAAGTTGTTATTCGTAATAGTACCCCAAGTACCCGAATTCTCTCCTGATGTTTGTAGCTCTATTCGTAAGCCAGTTGAATAAGTTGAACTCATTTAATCTCCTAATAAAGTTTTAGTTATTATTTTAAAGTTTGTCAAAACTTTTATGCGGCTTGGTGAACTTCTGTCCAACTTATATCCGAGTTAGAATCATCTACAACGGACCAGAAGGTTCCTTGTAAATTACCTGTGCTTATTGTAGCAGAAACTCCAGTCGGTGTAAAGCTTACATCTGTGCGAATATTTAAGGTTCCTATACTTGATGTAATAGAAACACTAGGTGCTTCGTAACTTGTTTCTTGAGTCTCATCTCCCAAAGAAAGGGTCGTTCCTAGTCCAGTAGGAGACACTATTGCTCCAGCAGTTATTGTTGAATCTCCTTGAATAGACGTCAAAGCATTACCTGTTGCAGTTACAGGAGCAGACCCCGAAACAGTTTCTGTGCCAAGACTACCCGTCAAAGCATTACCTGTTGCAGTTACATTACAATCGCCTGATACAACTTCTGTGCCAAGACTACCCGTCAAAGCATTACCTGAAGGGAAAGCTGTTTTACCAATTTCAATTGATACAGTTCCTACAAGTGCATCCATTTCTGGTTCACTTGCGGCTACAACAGTTAGTTGTGAATCGCCTGATATAGAGAATGTTCCAATAGATGATGTTGAACTAACACCAGTAACAAAGATTGATGTACCTGGCGTGT